TACGAACTACCAATACAGGTACCAAACACCTTTACGTACACCTATTAATGAGGCAGATGGTGTTTATCAAGTACCTGTAAGGGGTGGTACAGCCTATCAATACAGATACCAAACACCTTTACGTACACCTGTTAATATCGCTCCTGGTATCTATCAAAATCCTTTAAGGGGTAATACGAACTACCAATACAGGTACCAAACACCACAAAGAAATATCATCAGTGGTCCTGGTATCTATCAAAATCCTTTAAGGGGCAACACGAATTACCAATACAGGTACCAAACACCACAAAGAAATATCATCAGTGGTCCTGGTATCTATCAAAATCCTTTAAGGGGTGATACGAACTACCAATACAGGTACCAAACACCACAAAGAAATATCATCAGTGGTCCTGGTATCTATCAAAATCCTTTAAGGGGTGATACGAACTACCAATACAGGTATCAGGGTCCACTAAGAACACCTATTAATATCGCTATTGGTATCTATCAAAATCCTCTGATAGGTAGAACTTCTATAAGATATGCATTTCAGACACCATACAGGTCTCCTATAACTTATCAGCATAGAAGTCCAAATCCAGCAAATGCGCAGACTCCATATACAGCGAATATACAAATTCCTGCTATTAGAGATGCACAGATACCATATCCATATCAAGCGTCTGGACAGTCTTCTGTTATTGGATATTACCAATCACCAGCCATATATATTGCACAAACTCAAGTACCTGTAATTAAATGGGATGGTGATTTGAATGAACCTGCCAGGTCAAGTTCACCTATAACACAACCATAAATACATCAAGAAATTATTATTTTTATATATTATGGAAAATATCACAAAAGAACGCTCCGATGGTCAAATTTACTATAAAGCTGCTTCTAGTAAAGAATTACGAAAGTACCTAGATGAAAATCCAAATTTTCTTTCTGATAACAACATAAAGTTTCGAGAGAATACTCTTTGGGTTGGTTCAGTTGACTTAAATAGGTTTAATGAAGATGGTTCACCAATCCCTAAAGATGTTTTATTAGAAGAAGAAAAAAATCCACATTACACTGGTTTTAATTGTTTAAAAATTTTAGAAGAAAAAAAACTTATCCGTGTAAAAATTATAACCTATAAAGACTTTGTTGAAAAAGTAAAAACTATAGATGAGTATAAAGACAACTGGGGTCAAGCTTCCCACAATGTAATTAATTATCTCGGTTCTATCTATAGATGTCATGTTGGTCCAACACCAGGCAAATCTCATACTCAGGGTGGAAAACAATTTGAATTTTTGACAGGTGAAGATGACAATATGGAATTGTATGATTACGTAGGGTCACTAAACGAATACCAGAAATCAATTTATGATGAGATTATAGACCCAAACATTGTACCCGAGAGTCCAGAACACAGAAGAAGTTTATATCAAATAAATTTCACTGATGAAAGTCAATCGGGGAAGTTTTATCACGCAACTAAAGCTCATTGGTTACTCCATAGTATATTGGAAGAGGGTGCTCATGGACCATTATCAGTAGAAGTTTCAATGAAAAAATATGACAGTTGGGCAATGTGCATTCACCCAGGGTCAGTTAGAGCTGCTATGGTCAGAGAGGCCAAACTTTATGACTTTCCGATTATCTTGTCAGACCCAGAAGACATTTTTTCTGAATTTCCATATGCAAATGTTCAAGATATCATTAAGTTATTAAAAGATATGGAAGAATATCGTACTGATAAAGTCGAAGGTAGACCTATAAATGCATCCTTTTTGATGGTCGGCGATAGATTAGAAACTAACATTTCAGAACCAATTCCAGAAATGTATTTCAGAAGAAGGATTTATAAATGGGCTCAAGACATACATAAACTTTTTGCTGGTAAGAATTTGAAAATGTATATTGGTTATGATGATAATCATTGCGACATGTTTGGTAACAATTTATCTGATGTGAGTGAGACCGCTTTAGAATTATTGTTCGGTAAAGAATCCGTATCATCAAACTTTAAACCAGAATCAGTTTACAAATGGCAGGGGAATCGTAAAAAATTAAAGAAAATTCATGATTTCCATGACCCCATAGAAATAAAAAAGTTGGATATAAACAAAATTGATTGTTACACAAGACCTTATGCAAATCAAAGTACACAATTCACATACAGTAGGTTTTTGATACCTTACTTGGAAAATTTTGAAGGTTTTAGTATTTTTGTTGATGATGATTTTCTTTTTGTTAACAATCCATTAAAAATGTTTTATTGGGTCAACCCTAAAAACGCTGTCACTTGTGTTAAGTACCCAAACATAATGTTTGATGAAACAAAATTCGATGGTCAGAAAAATGTAAACTATCCGAAAAAACTCTGGTCCAGTCTAATGATTTTCAATAACTCACACCCAGATTGCAAAAAACTAACACCAGAAATTGTTAATACGATGTCTGGTTCATGGTTGCATCAATTTGAATGGACGGATGCTATAGGTTCTTTACCTAGAAGATATGTTTACACAGAAGGTTATGATGATGATAAAGACTTGACACTAGATACTTTAGCAATCCATTACACGAGAGGTGGACCTTGGATAAAGGGTATGGATACATCTAACATAAAAAAATTAGAATGGTATGAAAAAGTCTGTTCCATTATTCGCGAAGATGATGTATAATATTAAGTTTAATTGAAAAGGATTTGCAATGAATTGTTTTATATATGATTTTGAAGGTAATTTAAAAATTACCAAAAGCAACGGGTTACAATATGTCATAGAAAAATCAGATAAACCTGAATTGGGTTTTAACTATGACATGATTGTTTACGAACAAGAAGAATTTAAAATCGTGAACTTTGACCCAGAGACCCCAATTGATGAACAAAAAGTTGAACTTAATGAAAGTGAAAAGGATGAAATTGAAACATTTATCCTAAACTCTGTTCCTCCTGTGGGTTATGACCTAAACACTCAGTATGTTGACAGACTATTTGAAGAATGTGAAAGAAAACAAAATGAGTCCTTTCGCGGCCTAGGTTTTAACGAACCCTATCATGTTTTTATGGCAGGTCGAGATGGTTCCAATCACCCAAAACGTTTAGAAGCTAGAGAATGTTTAGAATTCTATGATGTCTTATGGAATCAATTTGAAATGACAAAAGAATTGATTTCACAAACAAGAGAAGACCACTTGCAGGATTATGGTTATTATCAGCATTCATTGCCCACTAATGCAAGGGTGCAAGCACAGTAATGAATTACGATTCTTTGATGGGTAAACTATCATCTGATGGTGTGGAGATAATACACATAGATGAACCTTTTAGTTTTAATGATTGTTTTCCTCTAGGAAATAGAGTTTTTGTTTTAGATAATTATCTCTCAACTAATATCCATTTATGGTTAGATGAAACTTGGATGATGCAAACTTGGTGGGCGAAATCAAATCAAGTTAGAAGGAATGGGAGAGTTAGTGAAGGGAGAAACACCCAACCTTATCATCAGTTTTGGGGTGCTTCCATACTAAGACATCGACCAGGGGATGACCCAACAAAAGCTTCTCATGATAAAGAAACTGGTAGGTCGGATGAACTTGCCTCTTTTGGAACTCTTTGGCTGGAAAGAAAGTTAAGAACTGATTTTTCTTTTGAATGGATTAGATTTCAGTATGCTGGTTTAAATTCACAATCTACAGGATTGGACGGAACTTGTCACACTGATTGTGATGATATGGATGATTGGAATTGTTCCTTTCTATGGTATTCCAACCCGTATTGGTTTGATTTTTGGGGAGGTGACCTAAATCTTTATTCTGAAATTATTTTGGGTGGAACGCAATTTGACGAAAAACTTAAGAAACACTTGGTCGGTTCGATAAAATTTAAACCAAATAGATTAGTTATTTTTGACGGGAGAATACCTCATCAAGCATGTTCACCAAATAGAAATTCTGGTTGGACCGATAGAAGGTCAATTGTAATTCGAGGCGACGAAATAAGAACTTTAGATAAACAGGAAAGGTACTATGCCCACAATTGAGTTTCAATCAAACAGTAATTATGACCTGTTTAGACCAGTTCTAGCAAAAGGATATTTACCAGAGTGGTGGAAGTATGGTAAAGCTATCAGTGCCGTGTCTGGTCAATATGTTGGAACTATAAGGCAGTGTCCTGGTATGGATGATATGTTAAAGTATGGGTGGTACTTTCTATCAGATTTTGACATTAGAGTTTACCCAACAAAAAATTCTGATTGCGAAGATATTGACATGGATTTACACGATGGTACTGATGATCTTGATAATATGCATTGGATGGTTGAAATTTTAGATGATAGATTTCCTTATCAGGATACTACGGGTCATAGTCACCAACAGGTGTGGAGTCAATGGAAAACTGCTGTAAAATTCATAACAAATTGGACTATAAAAACACCACCAGGATATTCTGTCATATATTTGAATCCATTTTTATTCAACAACCCAAACTTTGAAGTATGGCCAGGAATGATTGATACTGATGCATTTAATCAATGTGGTGACACAAAACCTCTTATTTTAAATATAAAAACAAATAAAGAATTCATCATCAAGAAGGGTGAACCTATTTTACACGTATTCCCATTTAAAAGAGAGAAATGGGTTGCATCCTATCCAAACCATACACTTAAATCCTATTGGAACAATATGTCTTTAGATTTTAATGAATCTGAAATGTCCTCATTAACTGATGAGGAAAAATCAGTAATCGGTAAACCAAATACAGGTAAATTTTGCCCATACTCTTACTACAGACCAGCAAATCAAACTACCGGATATTCGAGTTACAAACAAACTGGTGCATGGTATAATAAGAAAGATTTTTTTACGGATTTACCAGATGGTGGTGAATCACCTTATCAACTTGAATTTGAGTTTTAAAAATGCATACTATTGATAATGATGAATATGCGGTAACTGCATTATTCCCAACATACCTTTTTAGTTTTGATTTAATTAAGCTTGGGTATGTTAACGAAGAATATTTGGGTCAATTGAAAGATGCAATTCTTGAAATGAGAACAAAAGACCCAATTGGTCGTAGAGTTTCTAATGCATATACGGGATGGCAATCAGACGATGGTTGTGAAAGTCATTCTAGATTTATTCGATTATATAGAGCATTCAATCGAATAACACAATCACAACTGACACCTTTCTTTGGGTTTTCGCCTTCTCAAGTTCAAGTAACAGTTTCGAACGTTTGGGCTAATGTAAACGACAAAGGGGCATGGAACTACCCACATTTACATAATGGTTGTTGGTATTCGGGTGTATTTTACATAGATGCAGATGAAGATACTGGTGATTTGCATGTAATTGATACACATGCTAAAGTGGTATCAGATTTTCCATATGGAAGAAGACAAAATGCCAGTGTTAATATAAGACCAAAATCTGGTAGACTTTTGTTGTTTCCGAGTGGTTTGATGCATATGGTTGAGGCAAACCAAACAGATAAAGATAGAATCAGTATAGCATTCAATTTAAATCATACGTATCTCCAGCCACCTGTTATAGGTCAGCCAATTAATATGGGTGATGTGTATGACCCAAGAGGTGATGATATTAAATTTAATATTGATGAAAGAGGAAATCCTGTCTATCCACCAAACTTAGAGTATCCTGGGTAATATCTCAGATATCAATGCAACTACAACAGTTGCGGAAAGACCCCATATAATCTTATTAGACAATTCCACTTTAGCACTCATTTGAGTGCATTTCGTTTCAATTCTATCTATAGAACTAGATAATCTGTTCACACGTTCGTGTGATTCTGCTCTGCGGATTTCCAAATCTGAAATTTTTTCTTCTACTCTGGCTAGAGCAATCAAAGTATCACTTAGTTTATCAATCTTTTCTTCAATTTTTGATAGTCTTTCTTCGGTGGACACTTTTCTGGATTCCCCTAAGTATAAATACAATAAACCTATTTAGTTTTTGGGAAAATTTATAAATGGCCAGTCCTTCATCCAAATCAGAATTAATCTCATACGCAAAACGTAGACTTGGTGCACCAGTTATTGAAATTAATGTTGATGATGACCAAGTAGATGATAGAATAGATGAAGCAGTTCAATACTTTAATGAATATCACTACGATGGTTCAATAAGAACCTACCTGAAGGTTCAATTATCTCAGGTACAACAAGACACAATGGTTACCGACACAGACGAAGTTGTTGGTGCCAACACAATCAAAGAACAGAATAACTATATCGAAATGCCTGAGTATGTTCTATCTGTACTTAGAATTCTTCCCTTCAACGATAAGAATACTACTAATATGTTTGATTTGAGATATCAAATCAGATTAAACGATATACCAAGTTTAACAAGCACAGGTATTATGTATTATACTCAAGTAAATCAATACATTAGTATGCTTGACGAAATGCTTCAGGGTCGAACACCAATTAGATATAATATGCATCAGAATAGATTGTATCTGGATATGGATTTTGACCAAGTTGGTGCAGATGAGTACATTGTAATTGAATGCTATAGAAAATTAGACCCAACAACATATACTGATATCTATAATGACATGTGGTTGAAGAAGTATGCAACCGCATTAATCAAACATCAATGGGGAGAAAACCTGTCAAAATTCCAAGGTATGCAATTGCCTGGAGGAGTAACACTTGATGCTTCTACAATAAAACAAGAAGCACTCGATGAAATTCGAAGACTAGAAGAAGAATCTAGATTGAATTTTGAAATGCCAGTCGCTGATATGATAGGTTAATCATGGCCACCAACGTATTTTTTAATCACGCTGTACCACAAGAACAGAATCTTTATGAAGACCTTGTTGTTGAAAGTCTGCGTATGTATGGACATGATGTTTTATATCTACCTAGAACCATTGTAGAAGAAGACACTATTCTAAATGAAGATATATCATCTAGATTTGCTCAATCGTATACTATAGAAATGTATCTAGAGAATGTAGAAGGTACAGCTGACGCTGGTGACTTGATGTCTAAATTTGGTGTGTATGTACAAGAAGAAGCTACATTTATTGCATCTGCTAGGTCTTGGGACAGGTTCGTATCTTCAGATAGTAATTTGGTAACCTCTCTAAGACCAAATGAAGGAGACTTAATTTATTTTCCTATGTCTGGTGCACTTTTTGAAATAAACTATGTTCAAGATGATAATCCATTCTATCAGTTGGGAAAACTTTTTGTATTCAAGATGAGATGCACTCTCTTCGAATATTCTGGTGAAGATATGGACACCGGAACTGATGCTGATTTGGTTGAACTACAACAAGGTTACACAGAAATTTATCAATTATCTGGTACTAATGGTTCGTTCAAATACGGGGAAAATATTCTTTTGAATACTAATGTTGTAGCTGAGTGTGTGGGATATGTTTATAACAGTGTCACATTTTTATATGATATAGTGTTGCGTGCTGTCACTTCTACAATGAGTGTAGGGGACGTTTTGACTGGAGAAACTAGTGGTGCAACGGGTACAATATCAGTAGTATCTGATAAATTAGATATAGATGACGGCGTATCTCAAAATAAAGATTTTGAAACTAATGGTTCAAACTATCTAGATTTCAGTGAAACGAATCCATTTGGTGAGGTGTCATAATGTTTGGTAGTTATTTTTACAATGAAACCACAAAAAGAGCCGTATCAATTTTTGGTACTATGTTTAACAACATCACCATTAAAGAAGTTAAGACTAATGGTACAGTTACCAATGTGCAAAAAGTGCCCATCTCATATGGACCGAAAAAAAGATGGTTAGCGAGATTGCAACAAGACCCCAAAGCAAGAGATGTAAATGTTTCTGCAATTTCTTTACCGAGGATGTCATTTGAGATATCAGGTATAGAATATGATAACACAAGACAACAAAATAAGTTAATTAGAAATAACAAATCACTTACTGGTAGTACTACACAGAGAAACTATCAGTACATGCCTGCACCATACAATCTATCGTTCGACTTAAGTATTGTGTCGAACAATGTAACAGAATCATTACAAATAGTAGAACAAATATTACCATACTTTCAACCAGAATACACTGTTGCTATGAAAATGATTGATAGTATGGAAGATACCAGAGATGTTCCTATTGTACTGAATAATGTGAGATATGAAGATAACTATGAAGAATCATTCGATGCTAGGAGAATAGTACAATATACATTGAATTTCACTATGAAATTATACTTCTTTGGACCTGTTACTAGTGGTAAAGTCATAACAAAAGTTATCGAGAGGGATTATATCAATACAGATGTTTCTGGTGCGTTTACAACAACACAAATAGATGGTTCTGGATTAGTAAAAGAAGTCAAATCTTATGAACCTGTATTTACAGAATCTTTTGATGCTGCCAATAACACCAATCAAATCAGAACTGTTTCTACACCCTCGATTAACTTAGGACCGCAAGTTGGAGATAGAGTATTCAATACAAATTTAGAAACACCACCGACTATTAGCAGTATCATTATTGAAAATAATGCACAAACAAATTTTGTTGATGCCCGAGTTGGTTATATTCTGAGTGAAAATGTAACTATAGAACAAGGCACAGTCTTAGAGTTTGCTGGTTCTGTTTCAACAGAAGACACCTATATAATTAGTGAAAATGTTACATTTTACGATGATGGTACAGATAGTACGTATTCCGAAGATATAGTTAGTGACAACTCTTAATATGAATGACAATGTTGATGATAAATTAAATCAGATACTAGAAATTGGAACAGATATATCAACACGAACCAAAGAAGTTTCTAGGGTAGTATCAAATAAAAATAGAACAGAAAATATTGATACTGATTATCGATACGCAAGAGAAAATTTGTATAACTTGGTAGAACGCGGGCAAGATGCTATCGATGGCATTCTACAATTATCCAAAGACACTGAACACCCTAGAGCCTATGAAGTTGCAGGCCAACTTATAAAAACTGTAGCAGATACGGCAGAGAAGTTAATAGACCTACAACAAAAATTACAAAATTTAGAAGGTGAAACATCTTCAGTAACAACACAACACAACCACCTTTATGTTGGGTCAACTTCTGAATTACAGAAGTTTCTGAAGAAAAGTAAAAAATTAGATGATGAATGAAATCCCACTAAAAGAAGTTGACCAATACCAATTCTTAGAACATCGAAAAGAACAAGAACAGAAACACTGGAACAACAGAAACTCCAAGTCTGTTTTAGATAGTATCCTAACTATTGAAGTCAATACAACAGAACTATGCAATAGAACATGTGTCTTTTGTCCAAGACACAATCCAGAAGTTTTCCCTAATAGACACCTTCACATGACCCCAAGAGGGGCTAGAATTATTTGTGAAAACTTATCAGGACATGAATACACCTTCACTGGTAAAATTTCATTTTCCGGTTTCGGTGAAAACACTATGAATAAACAATTCCCTGAAATTGTTCATACATTCAAAAAGTGGTTACCGAATGCCACACTTGAGTGTAACACTAATGGGGATAGATTAAACCTAGATTATGCAAATCTTTTATTTAACTCTGGATTAGATTTACTTTATATCAACTTATACGATGGTCCAGAACAAATGGACCACTTTAATGAAATGTTAAATACTATACCAAACGAAAAGTATAAGTTTCGTATGCATTGGTCTCAGGCTAACCATGGGTTGATATTAAATAACAGAAGTGGTGTTATAGATTGGGTTGGTATCGAAGATACTGATGTTAAGTCTCTTCAGGGTAAATCATGCCACTATCCATTTTATAAAATGTTTGTTGATTGGAATGGTGACGTACTATTTTGTTCGAACGATTGGGGCAGAGAACATGTTGTTGGTAACCTAATGCAGGATTCCCTATTCGATGTTTGGATGTCTAAGCCCATGAAAGATATCAGAAAAAAATTAATAAAGGGTGATAGGTCCAGCTCACCATGTAATAAATGTAGTGTTAATGGAACTTTGTTTGGTAAACCTTCCTTTGATATAATTAAGGAGTACTACGATGGTACAACCGAAGAACGAAGGTTATCTCGGTAATAATCTAGTCAAACGTTCTGGTATTGAACACCAATACACCGAAGAAGAACTCACAGAATATGTGAAATGCTCAGAAGATCCTGTATATTTTATTGAAACATATTGTCAAGTCATTTCTCTGGATGAGGGTCTGGTACCATTTAAACTTCGTGGATATCAGGGAAAACTTATTGAACATTACAATAATAATCGTTTCAATGTAGTCTTAGCATCAAGACAATCGGGAAAATCAATCACTTCTTGTGGTTATCTCCTTTGGTTCTTACTTTTTCATCCAGAAGTCACTGTTGCGGTGCTTGCAAACAAAGGTGCAATTGCCCGTGAAATGGTTGCACGTATTGTTACCATGTTGGAATCTGTGCCATTCTTCTTACAGCCAGGTGTTAAGATTCTCAACAAAGGTAATATTGAATTTGCAAATGATTCTAAATTAGTTGCAGCCGCAACATCTTCATCATCAATTCGTGGTCTTTCTATCAACCTTCTATATCTAGATGAGTTTGCGTTCGTAGAAAATGCAGAAGAATTCTATACTTCAACATATCCCGTTGTTACTTCTGGTGCAAACTCAAAAGTTATCATCACATCAACTGCTAACGGTGTGGGTAACATGTTCCATAAGATTTATGAAAGTGCGGTTCATGGTAATTCCGAATATAAACACTTTCTTATTAATTGGTTTGATGTTCCCGGCCGTGATGATGAATGGAAAAAACAAACGATTGCAAATACCTCAGAAGCACAATTTGAACAAGAATACGGAAACTCATTTCTTGGTACGGGTAATACACTCATCAACTCAGACACTCTTTTGGGTCTCAGGGCCATCGAACCATCATGGCAAAGAGAAGGGTTCCAACTTTATGAAAAACCCTTAGAGGGACACACATACATTGCCACGGTGGATGTATCTAGAGGTCGAGGGATGGATTACTCAACCTTTACAATTTTTGATGTTTCATCCAATCCGTTCAAACAAGTTGCAACTTATAGAAATTCTCAGATATCACCTTTGCTATTTCCTGATGTTATAAATAAATACTGCAAGCAATATAACGATTCTCTTGTAATCATTGAAAATAATAACGAAGGGTCATTAGTAGCTGCACAATTACATTATGATATAGAATACCCAAATGTTTTTACACAGGGTCAATTGAAAGCCGAAGACATTGGTGTAACAATGTCGAAAAAAATTAAAAGAATTGGGTGTTCGACACTCAAAGAAATGATGGAGGAAAATAGATTAACAGTTGTTGATAGATATACCATCACAGAAATGATGACTTTTATCAGTAAAGGGACTTCATACGAAGCAGACAGAGGTTATCATGATGACTTAGTAATGAATTGTGTCTTATTCGGATGGTTCATAACCACAGAATATTTTAATCATCTGAGTGATACACAAGTAAAAGACCTTTTATATGCAGACCAACAAAGGATGATAGAAAATGATATGCTACCTGCTGGTGTTTTTGGTTCAATTAGTGAACCAGAAACTTTTGTAGATAGCACTGGTGATAGATGGTTTGCACAGGAAGGTAAAACTTGGTGACTTGAGAAACATTAATTTATAAATAAAAATATCAACTTCGACTATACTATTAACAGGAGAAAAGTATGGCATTTCAAGTATCACCAGGCGTTCAAGTCAGAGAAGTTGACTTAACGGCAGTAGTTCCAGCGGTTGCATCCACATCTGGGGGGTTTGCTGGGTATTTCGAGTGGGGCCCTGTTGAAGAGGTTTTCACGGTATCAGACCTTCAGGAATTAGTTGAGTATTTCGGTGAACCAGGAAACACTCAAGCAACAGGAGAAGATTTTTATGTTGCAGAATCGTTTCTGAAGTACGGTTCCTCTCTTAGGACTGTCAGAATTAAAACAACAGGTCTTTTGACAGCCAATGCGTCGGGGGATACAGCAACTTTAATCAAAAATGCAGACGACTGGGAACAAAACTTCAAAGATGGTAGTGCAGCTGCAACGCTTGGTGAATGGTCTGCAAAATACGGGGGCGCAAATGGAAACTCTATAGGTGTTCAAGTTTGTGGTTCTACAACTGCTTTTTTTCAACTAGATAAAACCCAAGCAAATGCAACTCTGGGTGATGTTGAAGTCGAGACAATAGCAGGTGTTGGAGGTACAGCAACAGTAACAACCGAAACTCCTCATTTGTTGGAAACTGGTGACACTGTAGACATCACAAATGCAACAAATACAGATTTTAACGATACAAGTGTATCCGTAACCGTTACCGGGCCGTCAGAATTCACTTATACATATACAGGCGCAGACAATACTGAAAATAACTCTGTTGCACAGGTTGTTAATATTGTTGACCAAACAGGGTTCGCCAGAAGTGCTAATGATATCAGATTGGCTTCTGGTGCTGATTTTACGCAAAACGCTATTATTCAGTTTAGTAATCATTCATCTAAGTACAGAATCACATCTATAGCTGGTGATTCCCTAGTAATTGAACTAATAGGAGCCCCTTCGGGAACAGGACTCTCACAATCAGTTCCATCAGGAACAGGAGTATCTCTCTATTGGCAGTTCTACGACCAGTTTAATAAAGCACCAGGAACATCTGCATCAGCAACACTAAATGGTGGTAGTGCAGATGAAATCCATGTTATTGTTTATGACAGAGATGGTTCATTAACTGGTACGAAAAACACAATTCTAGAAAAGTTTGAGGCAGTTTCATTAGCATCAGATGCTAAAGATTCTTCTGGTCAAACCAATTTCTACAAATCTGTTCTAGAAAGAGATTCAGAATGGGTTTGGTGGACTGGACATTCTACTCTATTGCAGGACAGTGCATCTATAGATAGAAGTCACACTTATTCTGCAACGATACCTTTCTTACGACCTGTATCAATTATAACATACAATTTTTCTGGTGGTTCTAACGGCCGATTGCCGACAGCTGGTGAAATATATGGTACATGGGATGATTATTTTAACAACGATTCTGTTGATATCTCATTTTTGATTGCAGGTTCAACCAGAACAGATGATGGTTCTGGAACAAACGAAGACACAACATCATCATGGACGGCCATCGTCAATGAAGGGATTCGTATTTGCGAAAACAGAAGGGATTGTTTACTAGTAGCAACACCAAGATACTCTGATGTGGTAGATGTGAATTCAGAATCTTCACAAACATTAAACGTTGTTGGTACGGTTAATGCTGCAACATCTTCATCTTATGCAGTATTTGACAGTACTTGGGTTTATCAATATGACCGTTACAATGACCGTTATATTTGGGTACCTGCTTGTGGTCATACTGCTGGGATTATGGCTCGCACAGACTTACAGAGAGACCCATGGTATTCACCCGCTGGATTGAGCAGAGGTCAATATCTTGGTACGGTTAAGATTGCATACAATCCAAAACAAGCATCACGTGATGATTTGTATCGTGCAAGAATCAACCCGGTTGTAACTTTCCCTGGTCAAGGAACTATTCTTTACGGGGATAAGACAGGATTGACTACACCTTCTGCATTTGACCGAATTAATGTACGTAGGTTGTTTATCGTTCTTGAGAAAGCAATTGCAACTGCTGCAAAAGCACAGTTGTTTGAATTCAACGATGCGTTCACACGTGCACAGTTTAGAGCTGCGGTCGAACCATTCTTACGAGACGTGAAGAATCGTCGCGGTTTAATTGACTTTGCAGTTCTTTGTGATGAAACTAACAATACAGATTCAGTAATAGATAGAAATGAATTTGTATGTTCTATCTTTGTCAAACCTGCACGTTCAATTAACTTCATCACACTTAACTTTGTTGCTGCAAGGACAGGTGTAGAGTTCGAAGAAATTTACAGTGCAGTATAAAGAAGGAGAGTAAAATCAAATGGCGACAATAGATGAATTTAAGGCACAATTAATTGGGGGTGGACCGAGAAGCAACAGGTTCAAGGTTTACCTCCCAAGAGCGGGTGCAAACATTGAATTCCTTTGTAAAGGTGCTCAGATTCCTGCAGCTACGATTCCTTCCTTTGATGTGAAATTCAGAGGATCGACATTAAAGCTTGCAGGTGATAGAACATATGAAGATTGGACAGTAACAGTAATTAATGATTTGGGTTTCACAACTCGAACTGCAATGGAAAACTGGCAAGAAGAAATTCAAGTCTATGATGGTGGTGATGCTTCATTGACCAACGACTATCTGTTATCACGTGCGTTCGTAGAACAGTTAGGTAAAGATGATGGTGTCTTGGCTCGATACGAATTCTTCAATATGTTCCCAACGACCATTGGTGCAATTGAATTGGATTTTGATACATCGGATCAGCTCGAAACATTCCAAATCACGTTTGCTTTCTCTCATTGGGAGCGAACCATCTAATATTTAAAAACCCAACTTAAAAGAGGTATAAATATTAGACTATGGACATACTTGGATTCGAAATAACTCGCAAGAAAAATGAATTGCGACAGGGAGAGGACTTGCAGGGCAAGTCCTTTGTTCCGCCTTCTTCAGAAGATGGTGTTGCAGTTCTAGAACAACAATCCGGATATGTCGCTGGAGGTGCCGTTGGTGCCTACATCGACATGGAAGGTGTCATCAAGTCTGAAGTAGACTTAATCCGCAAATATCGTGAAATTGCATTGATACCTGAATGTGATTCTGCAATCGAAGATATTGTAAACGAATGTATCACATCTGATATTGATGATACTATTGTTGATATCGACCTTTCCAAAACCAAACTTAGTGAAAGTATCAAAAATAAAGTTCATGAGGAATTTCAAACTATCCTCACTACTATGAAGTTTAATCAAAACTCACACGAACTTTTTAGAAAATGGTATATCGATGGTCGTATCTATTTCCATAAAGTCGTTGACCCACAACGACCAAAGAGGGGTATCATTGATATTCGTTTCATTGACCCGACGAAAATTAAAAAGATTCGTAACATAGAAAAAGAAAAGGACAAGAGAACTGGTTTGGATGTTATCAAATCAGTAGAAGAGTTCTACGCATTCAATGAAAAAGGTATCGAAAGTAACAGTAATACAGGTCAAGCAGTTAGGATTGCACCTGAAGCAATCTCTTATACGACTTCTGGATTGTTAGACCAATCACGCAATATCATTTTAGGTTACTTACACAAAGCAATTAAAACTGCAAACCAACTTTCTATGATGGAAGATGCACTTGTTATCTATAGAATTTCACGTGCACCTGAACGTCGAATCTTTTATATTGATGTTGGCAACCTACCTAAAGTTAAAGCAGAACAATACCTCAACGAGGTAATGACTCGTTATAAGAATAAGTTAGTCTACAATGCACAGACTGGTGAACTGAAAGATGACCGAAAGCATATGTCTATGCTCGAAGACTTTTGGTTACCACGTAGAGAAGGTGGTAGAGGAACTCAGATTGAGACTTTACCTGGTGGTCAAAACCTATCTGAGATTGAAGACATCGAATACTTTAAGAAAAAACTCTATCGTGCTTTGAATGTACCCATTAGTCGAATGGAATCAGAAAATGGTTTTAATATGGGTAAAGCTTCAGAAATCACACGTGATGAGTTAAAGTTTAATAAGTTTTCTAATAGGTTACAATCAAAGTTCGCAAGGTGTTTCACTGATATACTCAAAACACAATTAGTTTTGAAAGAGATTATGTCAGGTGATGAGTTTGATAAAATCAAAGATATTTTGGCATACAACTTCTCTACCGATAACCATTTCACTGAACTTAAAAATACAGAAGTCTTAAGAGAACGTATTGATACATTGAATTCAATGTCCGAATATGTTGGTCAATATTATTCTCATGAGTATGTCAGAAAATATATCTTAATGCAAACTGAAGAAGATATTAAGATGATTGACAAACAAATTAAAGATGAAAAAAGTGAAGACCCTGAAACATATAATGATATGCCAGATAATCAACCTCCAACTCCAGAGCCGGAACCCACTCCTGCACCTGAACCACCAAAAGATGATTCTGGTGATGAGACTTCAGAAGAACTTGCTCGGTCTATGTCAAAATATTTTGAGTCTTTGACAGAAGAAATGGAGTATAAGCGTGAAGACTACTAATATCATTTCAGAAGCAAAACTTTTAGCTTCAACGGTTGCAATCTCTAAACACGAAGTACAGAAACTCGAAGAAAAAGTTTTTGAACTTCTTGGTGAGTTTAAAACTATCGAAGGACCCCAGGGAGAACAAGGGGTTCAAGGTATACCAGGAGCACAAGGTGAGAAAGGAGAAAAAGGTGATACAGGACCCCAAGGACCCAAAGGAGACACTGGAGAAACTGGCATCCAAGGTGAAAAAGGTGTTCCAGGCTCTGATGGAGCCAAAGGAGACATGGGCCCACAAGGCGAACAGGGGGTTAGAGGCTATCAAGGAGAACGCGGAGAAACAGGTCCCATTGGTCACACTGGACCACAAGGCGTTGCCGGGGAACGAGGACCTCAAGGTATACAGGGCCCTGTTGGAGAGACTGGTTCACAAGGTGAAGTTGGTCCTCAAGGTGAGAAAGGAGAACGAGGCCAACGTGGACAACGTGGTCTTAAGGGAGAACGTGGCGAACGCGGTGAACAAGGTGAACAGGGATTACAGGGGCCTATTGGTCCAACTGGTGAAAAGGGAGAGAAAGGAGACCCAGGAGAAGACGCAGACATCACTCCGGTCAAAGAAGAAATAGAAAATTTTATTGAAACCGCGAGAAAATCCTTAGATGATTTACGAGTTAATCTCAACGAGGCCGCAGAAGAAAAAGAAACAAATTTCGAAAAATTTAAAAAACAATTTCAAAAAAATCTTGAAACTGACTTAAATAAATTTAAGCAGAATGTTTTATCTCAAATGAGTAATATGGCTGGAGGTGGTTCTGTAAACATTCTTCAGATGGATGATGTGACGTTTCAGAAGAGACACGAGGTAGAAGGTGATGCGATTCTCATCTTCGATGCAACAACACAAAAATTTCAGTCAGAGTCGTTTAACGATATTATAGAGAGGTTACAAGTAGGAATGGAAGTTCAATACGACAGATTAGTTGATACCGATGGAGATTATGTCTACGTTGGGGAAGCACTGCCGGGGACTGCCAGAGATGCTTCAACGTGGAGAATTAAAAGGGTATACGAAGTAGGGGATGATATAGAAATCATCTGGGCAGACAACACAGCTGATTTCGTGAAGGTTTGGGACGATAGAGCAACCTACGAGTACGTCTAAAGTATAAATAGATTTATAAAAATTATATGATGTGTTCGTGATATCTGCAACTTTTTAAGCTATAGGAAATAAAACAAATGGCAACAATTACTTCAGGTGGTAGTTTATCACGTACAGAGGTACAGATTGATGCTGATATTAGGGAAGTAACCCTTACTGTTGCCGGTGGTCTCAGTAATGATGGTGTAACCCTACAGGCACTCTACTCATACCTCAAAAAAGTTTGGCGAGTCCAAAACTTCACTATCGGTGCAACTTCAGGAACGACTGGTTCACCAACGCAACTGGTTCTAGATTCTGCAGCTGGTAGTGGTTCAGAAGAAATTTTACAAGGTATGGCAGTCACCACATCTGGTGGTACAGGTACTCTTGCAGCTGATGCGGAAGTTGTTTCAGTTTCAGGTACGACTGTAACACTAACTGCTAATGCTATTACTAACAACTTTGATGGTACGGAAACAATCACTTTCCAGAACCATCTCATCGAATATCCTTTCCCACTGGTTGCTATTACACCAGAACAGTTCGAATGGTCTTTTGACTGGACACCCGATAATACTTTAAGTACAACTCGTAACCTGATTCGTACTGCTGGATGGAGAGAGATTACAACGGCTGGTGTAGTACAGAAAGAATATGTAGGTGTTATCTCTCTGGGTAATATTGATGGTACACAAACAGGTGGTGGTGACACGGTTTACTATGCATTCCGTACATCGGGAAATACAGCATACGATACGAAGGCAGACTTTGACTTTGCTGGACCAGTTAACCAGGCAATTCAAACGTTTGAGAATGGTGGTGCTGATAACAGAAGCAAGGAACTCGCTTTATTTATTCGTGAAGAAGGTAAGACGTTCGATAAATCAGATACACCCGCGATTGGTATTGCGTCCGGTAATACGATTAATTATCAGGTATATCGTTTCCCACTTTCAGAAAGTACCGACTTGAACTATACAGTTACCGATGCAGTAATTGAAGCGGCAGATGGTGCTGACCAAAAGTATGGTGCTGGTACTGGTGGTAATGCTGGTCTTGGTCCTAAGATTAATTATCTGGCAACTGATGTTAGTTCAGCCACAATCTTCTCTGGTGCCACTGACCTTGTAACATCACGTAACTTTGGTGTAAGAATTGATGCGAGTGCAGGTTCAGGTGGTTCATTATCACTAGTAGAATTATATTCTTGGTCTAAGTATAAATTACGTCAAAATGTCAATATTGACGATGATACTGATGCTGTAGAAGACCAAATTGGTTCAACTTCAGATGAACTATTGCAGTTCGTTGGACCTCAGTTACAATCTAGACTTGTAACAAATGGTGATGGTGCAACAACTCCATCTGGTGTCTCTATCGAAAACTTCGCATCTGGTGATATTGGTAACATCGCATTAGCATATACTGGTGGTGGTGGTTCACTTGAAGAATTTCCAAAAGTTGCATCTGGAACAATTTCATTCAACGCAAACTTAGTTGGTGATGCTTCTCCATCATTTACTATGTACTATGAATACACACGTCAATATGATGTTGATGATATGCAACTTCAAAACGTTTCCCAATCAGCGGGTAATCCTGGCACTGCTGATTTGACATCAGCCACCAACGATCTACCAACGGTCACGGTTGGTGACTATATTGATATAAGTGGATTTTCTACAACTCCGGGCAACAATGGTATCTGGGAAGTAACGGGTGTTACTACTCAGACATCTAACATTCAGGTAACTCGATTGGATGACGTTGCCGTTGCCAATGAAGGCCCACAAAGTGGTGGAACCGAAAACTTCCGTTTCAATCCAGTAGACTCACCCGATGCATTGATTGTTGTTGACACAAGTAACAGCCCAATTCGTGGTCAAGGTACTGACATTACTGGTACAACTGGTAATGGCCGTGGTGCAACAGGTGAATACGATTTTGACTATGCATTCACGAATGATACATCTCCCGATTCAGCCAACACTGGAGAAAACAGGGCATCATTGAGTAATGTAAATATTGTAATTCGTGCAGTAGGTACAGATAAAGCACAGTGGGTATCAACGCCCGGAACGATTATTGATAGTAATGCAAACAACATCTCTGTTGTTGCTCCTCTGGAAAGAAACTACTCAGCATAATGCATAAATAGTTTTATGCTTTCAAAAAGGGGGCTCTGCCCCCTTTTTTATATCGATACAGGAATTTTATTATGAGAATCAATATATCAAATGCGGCATCAATACTTACCATGTCAGAAGATGAACTTCTCATGGAGTCACAAAAACTCGATGAATTGAATGCAATTTATGTACCTCCGACCGATATGGTTTACAACGAAGATGGTACAGTTCGATTTATTGACGAAGGTGATTCAGAGTCATCTTGGGAATTTGAAATGGATGAAGTTCTAGCATATAAGAAAGTCTTAGACGAAAAAAGACTAATCGAACGAAATCGTAAAATCAAAGAGGCCGTACAACAAGCTAATCAAGAAATTATCGGAGAATAGAAATGAAAGTCATGTTTCATTTTGACAACTACCACAAAGATGTTTGGTCTGGTAGAGAAATTGATTATGATATATGGTTTGTTTTTAAATCGATATGGAACTTATCTGAACTTGCAGTCGTAAACGTATCTGATACGACTCTCTCTACTGCGGGTAGAGAAAACATCACTATCTACAACACACTGACAGATTTTGTGACTGCAACATCTGGCCCATACATCACTTTAGAACACCCCAAACATAACCCATCTCAGATGTTGAATGAGCATACGTTTGATGATACTGCATGGTATTGTATCGGGCCAACTGAGGGGTGGTTGGGTAATTACATCTCTGGAACAACCACTCTAGGAATAGAACAATTAGGGAATGCAGAAATGCACGCACCATTTGTAAGTGCAGTGTTGTCATACAAGAGATATATGGCAGGGTAATATGGCAGTATTGATTTACAACGAAGTCACTCTCGACGCAAACTCTGATGCCGATGCAACGGGTGGTTGGAATGCTGGTAACCAAGATACAGACTCACAGATTGAAGGGACTGCATGTGTTGGTGCTAAGACGGGTAGTGGTATCACACGATACTTTTTTACCAATGGCACAACACTAAACTTTGGTACTGGAGGTGGTGCAGAAGGTCGAGCATGTTACGTTTGGTATAACTTTTTGACTGCTGGTTTCTTGGACGGAACGAGTGGTGTCCGTGGATTTGTATCAAGCAATGGTACAGTAGATTTCGAAGAATTTACTGCACGACAGATTACCAATTCTACCTATAACGGAGGATGGTCAAATGTTGCAATCTATCCCGGCTCAGCAACTGCATCGGGTGACTTTAGTGGTGGTACATATGCCAACACATCTGTAGAGAATTTTGGTATTACCTATAACTCCACATCAAACATCATGGGTAACTTCAACAATGGTCTGGTAGACCATATTACGATTGCAGAAGGATTACAAACAACAGGTACAGGACAGACCTTTGCTGATTTTGAGACCGCAGAAACGACTAACGTATACGGAATCTTTCTGACCCAGAACGGTATTTTTTTCCCACAAGGTAAACTTGTATTTGGTGACGGGACAACTACAACTACCTTCACCTCATCTGGTGAAACCTTGGTATTCACAGACCAACCTGCTGGTGATGTTACAGGATTCTATGAGGTAGCATTCGAGTCTGCATCAACCTCAACATTTGGGAACCTGTCTTCTGGTGTTACATCTGGTGGAACATCTTTCGGTTGTGCAAGTACTGCACAGACTTTTGTTTGGAATGTGAACGGCACAGCAACCCTAAACTTCTATGCGTCTACTTTGGATTGTGCGAATGCAATCAGTCTAAATTCAACTAGTACATTTCAAGGTTCTACTATTTCTCGTTCAGGTCAGATAGACTTAAATGGTGCAACACTAACAGATTGTATTATCACATCATCCACTACCGGAGCAACTAGTGGTGCACTGAAGATTGATAATACCACAGAGATTGCAAATGTAACTAATTGCACATTTACAAACAACACAAATGCAATAGAAATTACAACAGCAGGAACCTACGATTTAGATGCACTGACCTTCAGTGGTAATACTGCTGACATTTATTTCTCACCGACTTCAGGTAATCTAACACTCAATATCCTCAATGGTACAACTACACTTAGTGATGTTATCGGTACGGATGTCATTTTCAATGCTGCAAACACTGGTGGAACATTGACAGTAAACAACAACGTTAGTGTCACTATTTCAGGTATTTTAGGAAACTCAGAAGTTTCCGTATTAGAAAACCCATCACCCTATACACAAAATGGTGCAACACCAGTTAGTCTGTTCAATGAAGATGTTGTTGCTGCTGTAACAGGAACAGATATTGAATTGGATACAGGGGGTGGTGCAAACATAACACAAATTCTAAGTACCACTACAGACTTTACAGATATTACTGGACTGGCTGTAACAACTCCACGTCAAGTTATTCGAGTCACACAAAGGAGTGATATAAGTAGATTCGATGAGTTTGAAGTCACATCAATATCAGCAAATGCTCTAGGTGTTACTGCTGTTGGTGGTGGTAACTTTGTTGCGTCCACTGCACAATTACAAGATTTGGTTGACTCGCCGGGAGAAACGACAACAGTTGAAAAAACTAAGTCATCATATTCGTTTAGTATTCCATTGAACGATACGATTGATATATTGGTATACAGGGTTGGTAGTCTACCGTTCTATATTTTAGGTCAGACAATAACCAACGATAATGCATCGTTTCCGATCACACAGGCACTCGATAGAAACTATGACGGTTCTTTCGAAGTATAAATAGAGATATTAACTAAAAGATTTCAGGATACTTAAATGGCAGGCGAAAAACGATATACGAGAATACCACCGGAGAGTACGGGAGACCGTGTGTATATGATACATTCTGCGGAAATATCATTTACCGCAGGTGGTACTTTCACTGGTCATACTTGGAAGATTGGATCAATGTATACCGTTGCCGATTTCGGTATGATTCACATTCACGGTGTATATGACAAAGGCGATGGAACTGGTATTTTAGCAGTACACTACAACAAAACAGCAAAGTTTGAAAATACAGTTCCTGCTGTCGGTAAAATAATAACAGCACCGGACGGTGTAACCAACGTAGGTACAGTCGTTGAAGCATACGATGTTTATATTCCAGCACAAAACATTATGGGTTATGACAATCCAGATTATGGTCTCGATGTCGATGCATACGGCTCCGCACAAATTACCTTTGATGAAGGGGCACCTCAGTTAGATGCGTTTGGTAAACTTAGAACGTCAGGAGCAACCCACTTAGGCGAATATGTTTATTCATCACCCGACGAACTATACGAAAACTATTCTCTCACTTATCTAAACAGAGGAGCAAGATCCATTCGGACGGCTGCCATTGAACACGATAATGTAGGCAAATACATTGAAGTAAAAGTTAAAACCGAACAAGACTTTGCTGCGGCAACATCTAATACATATCATCACTATATTCCGGGCTCTTCGCATTTGTTTATGGGGACGATGTTAATTGATTCTCTGGCGGCAGGTCCTTTGAGCAACACAAATCACGGTAACAGTGGTTGCGAAAGATCATTTGGAATCTTTGATGCTCAAAACGGTTTCATGTTTACAGTTGGTCCTACGGGCGTATTGTATCTTGTTCGTAGGTCTTCAATTTCTGGATCAAAGAAAGATTATATTCTTGCTTCATCAAATACTGCTGACGGATTTCCTAACTTCAATGGTGATTTAGTAAACGGTAGTCTTGGGTCGTCAAATAAAAGTCAGTTGGATTTAGATCTAACAAAAGACAATATTTACTGGATTGATGTGCAATGGCATGGTGCGGGTCGTATTCGATTTGGCACCTTTTATCAGGGTCGAAGAGTAGTTATTCACGAATACTATCACGGTAACGCATATACAGAACCAATGAGTCAGACTGCATCACTTCCTGTGTGTCATTTTAATAACTATTTAAGTGATTCAGAAATGCAAAATCATGCTGTATACGGTGACGGAAGTGGTACTGGAGGTGATTATGGCAATTTACCTGCTGGGTTAGTTCGACTCGGACTTACAGAGACAAGACCTTCTGATTCTAATTTTGTTTATTTAAGATCTTATAGTGGATCGGTGTGGACTGAAGTCGATATCAATTTGCAAAGTTTGGGTAGACCAAAGGTTTACACCACTGGTCACTTGCCCGTAGACGGAGTTGGATTTAGACCTTTGTTCACTTTATCACCATCAGAATTATTAGGCGATGGCACATCTGTTGATCATAGTATTTTTATTCCTACTAAGATCACCGCATACGCTTATGATAACGATGCTTCAGTTGATACAGGAAGCGGAGCAAGTCGTAACGCAATTGTTCATTTTAGAGTAGGCGTTAACAGTGTTCACTCTGGGCACGAATTCACAAAAATCCCCGGCACAAACTTCGAAGTTTCTACTGCTGGCACTTGTTTTGAGGACACCAATAAACCCGGCAATACAAAAAAAATCGAATTCGAAGATATGTTTAATGGTCAATTCACAGATATTTTAACTGATCGTTACATCAATTTGCAATATGGTTCATATAAAAATTCTCCAGATGATGGTGGTATTGCTGAACATGTTGTTACTGATATTCAAAACAATATTGCAACAGCAGGAGTGGGTGCGGCAGTTGACGCAGTTGGTAACAGCACTACACTATTACTAGACGATCAAGATATTACTTTAACAACTGATGGTGAATTAGCGTCATATGGAACCGAACTTAATGTAACCAATGCTGCTGGTGTTGTTGTAGGCGGTGGCATCATTGCAGTTGATGGGGATGGCACTCCATACACTGCCGATGGCACTACCGTATTAGCAGTCGTTGGAAACGTAATTACACTGAGTAAAAACATTCAGAATACTGCACTACCGACTGCCACTAGTGTAACACACACTAAACTAATTGAAGGTGCGGCAATCACAGGACCAAATATTGATGCTGACACTGTTATTAAAAAGGTAGTGAGTGGCACAGAAGTAACATTGTCTCAGGCAACCACAGGCACTTTTGCTGGAACAGAAACATTCACAATGACCAGACCAGCAGTTGTTACTATTGATCCTGCTGATGCTGGTAATAGACCTCAGATATCAGACCGATGGGTTTTACGTGAACCAGAAACTGCTACGTTCCCATTGAATATAAATGTAGCAGACGGTGCATTACATTTACATGGTGTATCTGGTACAGGGACTAATCCATTCCCAAGAACGTGTTTTATCAAGATCGTTAGTTTGACTAAGGCATATCTCTATGCTGATAGAAATTTGACTCAACCAATAGACACTACTGCTTTCACATATGGTAGTGGCGGGGTTATTCATGGGTTCGTAGGATCACGTCTTACATTTACTTTCTTTGGACACGAGCAAATCAAGACCTTCTCAGATCCACGAGTGATGTTTAGTATTGCTTGGAAAGAGATCGTTCAGTAAAATGCCTTCTATCCATTTCAACTACGGTTCTTGGTGGAATTGGCTTCCTGCTGATGAGGGCGGATTTCCAAATCAAAAGGTTGCATTCGATGGACCAACAAGAACAATATTTGTTAATGAAGGAGTGACAACGTTAGACGTAAAGGTGGATTTGTATTCCGCTTGGAAAGAATGGAATGTTGCTGCACAAGAGACACCCGAACCTAGAGTTTGGGCTAAAGCATTTACTGCTGTGGGTGGTGACCCGATTACCGATACACAAGATTTGGGCACAACGTACTTCTTAGAAAATGGTTGGAGAATACAACCATTTGCATCTAAGTCTAGTTATACACTGACTATTGAAGGCAACCTATATACTAGAGAAGCTGGTGAAACCCCATTCTACTTTGCTGAGGGGGTTTCCGTTTCTCTTGTGCGTTCTAATATTGTAGACTTGATTACCATAGAGGCTGCTTCAGTTGCAATCACTGAATCAGACATTGCAGCTATTGCAGATCAAGTCTGGGATGAACCCCTTTCTGCACATACTTCTTCTGGTTCAACTGGTAGGAAGCTTTCCGATAATCTTAAGAAAACACAATATATAGCGAGGATATAAACAAAAATGAGTAGTGCGTATTACAATATGGGTGAAAACGTATCCTACAGAATTGCAGGCAATGATGATGTGGATTTATTGTATGGTATGACTGGTCGGTTTACAAGAGACACTAATGATGATAGTGAGATTGAATCACAGTGTGCAAAAAGTCAGAGATTCATTGATAGATATATTGATGGTGATGGAACATGCCCACCTTCGGAATTTGAGGTTTATCCTGGATATAATTCATATGAACCTGTAATAATTTATAATATCAATGGTACCGATGCCCTATTTCAATCTTACGAACTAACATATGTTGACCAACATAGGGTTAATTTAGGAAACCAACTTGCAAATTATGATGTAGCTGTGAGGCCCCCTATTGCTTTTGCCGATTGGAGACTAAAGATTCACGAAGATTCATATGTTGACAGATGGGAGTGTAGGGGCCTTGCACGAGCCATACACCCAGATTGGAGAGGTGAGGCAATCGAAACTTTATTTGCTGGTTTATTGTTCCCATGGCGTAGAAGTTTTTGTGGAATAGATTTTAATATCGGTAGATTTTGGTACAGATATAATTTTGCATCTCTTCCTGGTTTTCCTCAGAGAAATATACGAGATGATGCATCAGCTGCCGATACGGTTTCATATATGCAGTCTCATAGAGATAGATTGGTATCCGCAGGATTTGTCACAATAAATCGTGAAAACTTGTATGGTGGGGAAGATACACTTTGCCCACCTGATGGAGTTGGAACAGCTCTTTCACGTAAATGTTATGCCAACAATACCATGACATTTTGTTTTGATTTTATAACTTCACCCGAATCTTGGGCCCAAGATGTTAGAACTAATATTGATATGTTTACCGAAGACAAATGGGGTGCGGCATCATTTGATTGCCAGATGTTCGAAACATATTTCAATACCCCAGACTTGAGTCTTCTTTCATATGATACCTCTGATAGTAAATTTTACATAAATCAACCTGGTTATGACTTGATTGATTATATGAATCGACTCTGGGCACCGTGGAAAGATTCGTCATCAAAAACGTCTATTATCAATGGTAGATATAAAAATATATAAATAATCTCTAAACCAAAGGAAAAATATTATGAGTAGTGAAATCGCACAAGAAATCGTCAAAAGAATCACAGACGGTAAAATGGACGCAGCACGAGAGTCCATCAATGCAGGTTTGACTAAATCAGCGGCTGATGCTGTTGACATGAAAAGAATTGAGATGTCTTTGGATTGGACTAATAAAAAATAAATGAAAACTTTTTCACAAATTTCCAAGGAACTCATCGAATCCAAATTTAAATTACCTAAAGGTCACGAATTTGTAAAACGTGAGACATCAAAAATTGGTGGTGAGAAGGTCATCATTTCTTTTACCAGTTCTATGAATGGAAAGAAGTTTCATGTATATTTGAATGATTCTAAATTGGGTGACTTCAAGTCTCTAAAACAAGCAGAGAAAGAAGTCAAGGATACAAAAGGTGTTCTTGGTCAAATGGAATCAGAAGGCATAAACATTAAGGAAGTTATCGATGAAATTAATATCAGAGTTTAACGATAGTTCATTGACTAGCCTAGTTGAGGCGATTGATGAATCAGGCAAGAAAGACTACTTTATTGAAGGTGTCTTTATGCAGTCGAATATCAAAAATCGTAACGGCCGCATTTATCCAAAAGAAGTCATGGCAGAAGAGGTTGCAAGGTATAACAAAGAGTTTGTTGCACCCGGCCGAGCTTTTGGAGAACTTGGTCACCCAGATGGACCAACAATTAACTTAGACCGTGTATCACATATCATCACATCTTTAGAAGAAGATGGTGATAATTTTGTTGGACGTGCTAAGATTTTAAGTACACCTAATGGTAATATTGTCAGAGCGTTAATTGATGATGGTGCCAAGTTAGGAGTTTCTTCAAGAGGACTCGGTTCAATTGAAGAGAAAGGTGGAGCACAGTACGTTAAGGATGATTTCAAACTTGCTACTGCTGCTGACATCGTTGCAGATCCCTCTGCCCCTGAAGCATTCGTTGAAGGGATTTATGAAGGGGTAGAATGGTTCTACGAAAATGGTGCACTCAAAGCTGTTGAACTTGAGCAGATGAGAGCACAACTTCGTGAATCAAAAAGGGTCGAATTGGAAGAGACTAAGTTAACTCTTTGGAAACAATTCGTTGAAAATCTTTAAGATATAAATAAAAGACAGACAAATACTCGTAGCAGGAGATTTAAAATGGCAGAGTTAGATAACAAAGCTAATGAGCAAGAAGCTGTTTCTGAGAGCACTGAAATTTCTAAGTTGGAACTCATTAAACTTGTTGTAAGTGAAATGAAGTCTATGGATAAAGATGCACTCCGTTCAGTTTTTTCTTCCATCAATGAAGAAGAAGTAGATACATCTTTAACAAAGGCTGAACTTGCTCGTTCAATCGTAGAGTCCATGAAAGACATGGACCGAGACCAAGTTTCAGAAATCCACGAAAAAGTCAAGCACTCAGACGAGGACGATGAAGAAGAAATGGAAGAGTCACAAGACATGGACCATGACAAAGATGGTGATGGTGTTGATGACAAAGATTCCGGTAAGGGTCCTAAAGGTAAGGCAGCCGAACCTAAAGCAAAATCTGAATCCAAAGAAGAAGATGATGAGGATGAAGATGAGATGGAAGAAGGTTACGGCAAGAAGAAAATGAAAGAAATGGACGATGAAGACGATTCCGAAGATGATGAGGAAGAAGTCGAAGAGTCTGTTGAAGACGATGCCGAAGATGCAATGAGTGCAAACGATTCTGAGAAGAAGAAGGCCGAACCCAAGAAAGCTGCTGAACCTAAGGCGATGCAGAAGATGGAAGAAGTTGATATCGATGAAGATATCCGAGCCATTGCAGAATCTCTTGAACTTTCAGAAGAAAACACAGAAAAAGCCCACACTATTTTCAAGGCTGCTGTAACTTCTAAAGTTAATCACATTAAAGAAGAGTTGGAAACCCAATTCGAAGAAAAATTAGAAACCTCTGTTAAGGAAATTCACGAAGAGCTTGCAGAAGCAGTTGATAAGTACTTGACCTATTGTGCAGAAGAGTGGACGAAAGAAAACGAACTTGCAATTGAACGAGGTTTGCGTTCTGAGATGACAGAAAACTTCATCACTGGTTTGAAGACATTGTTCACTGAACATTATGTTGACATTCCAGATGAGAAGTATAATGTTATGGATGAACTCTCAAACCGTCTGGACGAGATGGAAGCTAAACTTGACGTTGAAGTGTCTAAAAACATGGATTTGTCGGAAGAAGTGACCGACCTCAAAAGGGCAAATGTTGTGCGAGATGCATGTTCTGATCTCACTGAGTCACAACGAGAAAAGTTGGTTTCACTTGCTGAAGGTGTAGACTTCAAAAACGAAGAAGACTATGCTGAAAAAATTACTGAAATTAAGGAAGCTTATTTCACAGTATCGAGTGAATCCATCGCAGAAGAAACAGTAGTTGAAGAAGGGACAGGGGAATTCGAAGAAGATAATTCTACGGTTGTCACTAACCCAGATATGCAACGTTACCTCTCTGCACTTTCAAATCTAAAACCATTTTAAGATAGGTTAAATAAGGAGACAAACTTAAATGTTTATGTCAGAAAACCTACAAGAAAAGTGGCAACCGATCCTTGAACACGCTGATCTTCCTGCGATCACCGATAATTACAAGCGTTCTGTTACTGCTGTAATTCTTGAGAACCAAGAAAATGCTCTTCGTGAAGAGCGTCAGATGTTGGCGGAAGCCCCTCTGAATGCGACTGGTGCACACATCAACAATTGGGACCCAATTCTGATTTCTTTGGTGCGTCGTGCTATGCCTAACCTTATTGCATATGATATGATTGGTGTACAACCAATGACTGGACCAACTGGTCTTATCTTTGCAATGAAAGCACGTTATAACGATTACCGAACAGCTGGTATTGCTAGCAAGACTGAAGCCCTGCATGATGAAGCAAATGTTGCTTATTCTACAGGTAGTGGTCCTATCTCTGGTCCTCTTGCTGCACAAGAAGATGACCCATTTGCTTCACCTGGGTACGAGAATGACACACCGACTGGTATGGCTACTGCTACCGCAGAAGCTCTTGGAGATAATCCTGGAACTAACGATTTCCGTGAAATGGCGTTCAGTATTGAGCGTTCCACGGTAACTGCTAAGTCACGTGCGTTGAAAGCTGAGTACTCACTCGAACTTTCACAAGACCTTAAGGCTATCCACGGTCTTGACGCAGAAGCTGAACTTGCTAACATTCTTTCTACGGAAATTCTTGCGGAAATTAACCGTGAAGTTATCCGTGAAATGAATATTCAAGCTAAGCAAGGTGCTCTTGGTACAGCTTCACCCGGTACTTTCAACCTAGACGTTGACGCTAACGGTCGATGGTCAGTTGAAAAATTCAAGGGTCTGTTATTCCAAATCGAACGTGAGTCAAACGCAATTGCTATTGACACTCGTCGCGGTAAGGGTAACTTTATCCTTTGTTCTTCTGATGTTGCTTCAGCATTATCAATGGCTGGTGTGTTGGATTACACTCCTGCTTTGAACACTGGTTTAAGTGTAGATGACACTGGTAACACCTTTGCTGGTGTTCTTAATGGTCGTCATCGTGTATACATCGACCCATATGCTGGTTCACAGTATTTGACGGTTGGTTATAAGGGTTCAAATCCTTATGATGCTGGTATGTTCTACTGCCCATATGTACCTCTCCAGATGGTACGTGCGGTTGGTGAAAATACTTTCCAACCTAAGATTGGTTTCAAGACCCGTTATGGTATGGCAGTCAACCCATTCGTTGCTCTGCAATCTGCTGGTCAAACAGCTGGTGACATCACTGCTGGTCAAAACCAATACTATCGTAAGGCTGCTGTTACAAACATCATGTAACATCACTCTTATTAGAGAGTACGAGAAAGGGTCCTTCGGGACCCTTTTTTGTTTGCATAAATAGATATATGGTAGACATAAACAAGTCCATTCTCAATCGAGGTAATTTTAGACTCTTAATTGATAAAATTCCTAATGTGGAATATTATGTAAAGTCTGTTAATTTACCTGGCATGACTTTCACAGAAGCTGTTCAACCGGCAGGAATTGGTGTTGATGTATATTTCCCAGGTGATAAAGTTGAATTTGAACAATTAGAAGTCACGTTCTTGGTTGATGAAGACCTAGAAAATTTTAAAGAAATATATGATTGGATGGATACAATCATTCCTTTCAGAAATCCGGACAAATATACTGGATACACGGACCCTCTCGGTCAATTTACTGATATAACTTTGGTTATAACAACAAACAAAAATATCCCAGTTAAATACATAAAGTTTAGAGATTGTATACCAACAAGTTTACAAGGTGTTGGATTTGAATCTGGTGGTGAAACAGATACAATCACATGTAATGCTCGATTTAGGTTTGCATATTACGAATTCGAATAATTGATTTTTTTATATTATGACACTTGATGAAATTAAGAATGAATGGTCGAAAGACTGTGAGATAGATGATATTGAGCTCGACCGTTCATCATTAGAAGTACCAAAACTCCACGCAAAATATACCGACATGTTAACAGATAAATTGTTAACTCTTCAATCGCTCAATCTTAAAATGTCAACTCTGCAAAAAAACAAGTGGCTTTGGTATACAGGAAAGATTGACCAGAATACACTTGAACATCTTGGGTGGGGTGATGACCCATTCGATGGATTGAAAATCCTGAAAGGTGATTACAAAACTTTTTTAGATGCAGATAACGATGTCCAACAAATGAAATCAAAAATCTTTTATATTGAAACGACCATAGATTATCTCAAAGGTTGTATCGAGAATATCAAATGGAGACACCAAACAATTAAAAACACAATTGAGTGGCGTAAGTTTATGGCAGGACAATAATATGAATGTTGTTATGAATAAAGGTAATGTCTGTTGTATAAAGGATTTTTTGACTTCAGACGAGGCGGATTATATTAACCAATTTTGTAGAGTTATACCACCATCAACTGGTTCTACTGGTAAACAGGAACTTTATGTAGACCCAGACGCACCAAATCTAGAAGAACGGGGGATGGGGCAAACAGACCCAAATATAAGAAGTTCTGAAATAAGATGGTTAGACTCAGGAACTTTACCTGAAGAAATGGTAACTAAAATTTATACACAAACTCAACAAGTTGTTTCTGAGGTTATGAAATCTACTTTAGAATTTTATATAACAGAACAATGGCAACATACAACTTACTATGGGTGTAAAGATTTTGGCGACCATTATACTTGGCATCAAGATGACCAGTTTATTTCACAATACCCATATGTTGATGGTAATGGTGCACCATTCATTCGAAAAATAAGTGCGTCTTTAATTTTGAATGACCCATCAGAATATGAAGGCGGTGATTTTCAATTTGTGGAATGGGAAAGGGTTTTTGATAAGATACCAGAAAACGGTAAGCTTGATGTAAACAACCAAATATGGACTATGCCGTATTCTTCCACAGCAAAAGGTTCAATTGTAATCTTTCCATCACTCACACACCACAGAATCAAACCCGTTAAATGGGGTACTAGAAATTCTTTAGTTATGTGGTTTGGTGGGGCACCGTATGTCTAAAGTTGTTGTTGGTAAATCCGACGATGTTTTTATGTTTGTTAGTGCGGATGATGGCATACGAAGAGATTTATTTGAATTCTTTTCGTTCACTGTACCTAATGCTAAATTTATGCCATCCTATAAAAATAAATTTTGGGATGGTAAGATACGTTTATTCAATCTAAAAACAAACAAACTTTATATTGGTTTGATACCATATCTAGAAAGATTTTGTGAGGAAAGAGAACTAATACTAAAAGGTGTACCACAAATTTTAGGTGACCCAATAGAATTATCAGATAAACAAGTAAAAGAATTTGTTTCTGAAGTTGGTTTACCTTTTGAACCAAGAGACTATCAGATAGATGCATTTACATCTGCATTACAATATGGTAGGAAACTTCTGTTGTCCCCAACTGCATCTGGTAAATCTCTTATTATTTACTTAATTACCCGATGGTATGGTGCTAAAACGGTTATTATTGTTCCAACTACTTCATTAGTCGAACAGATGACTAAAGATTTTGAAGACTACGGATATAAAGAACGTATATGTAAAATTTATAGTGGACAGGAAGTATTTGATGCACCTATTACAATTACTACATGGCAATCCTTTAGTAAAGCACCCAAAGATGTTTTACAAAGTTTTGATGTTGTGATTGGAGATGAAGCACATCTGTTTAAAGCAAATGTACTCAAAAGTATTATGGAAAAAATGATTGAAACCCCATATCGAATTGGTACAACTGGAACACTTGATGGAACAGAGGTACACAGATTGCAACTAGAAGGTTTGTTTGGTCCTGTTAAAAAAGTAATTTCTACATCAGAACTTATGGAACAAGGAACTGTTGCAAATCTGAAAATTAAATGTATCATTCTCAAACATTCAAAACAACAAAAGATGACATATCAAGAAGAGATGGACTATTTGGTTTCACACGAAAAGAGAAATGATTTCATTTGTAATCTTGTATATAATTTAAAAGGTAACACACTTGTATTATTTCAATACGTAGAAAAACATGGTGCGGTTCTACATGAAAAAATGTCTACAAGACTGGGTGATAAATTACATTATGTTTTTGGTGGTACAGATACGAAAGACAGAGAACTGGTTCGAAGTATTGTGGAGGAAGAAGATGACAATGTTATTCTTGCGTCTTATGGTACATTCTCTACAGGGGTCAATATAAAGAAAATTGATAATATTGTTTTTGCCTCTCCATCTAAATCTAAGATACGAAACTTGCAGTCGATTGGTAGAGGGTTGAGAAAGTCTGAGAATAAAATTAGTGTAAGGTTGTTTGATATATCAGATGATTTGGGTACCAACAACTATACATTAAACCATCTGAGAGAACGAATAAATATCTATAACGAAGAGGACTTCGAATACGAGATAACACAAATTAAATTATGAACGATGTGAGCCCTAAAAAATACGAAATCATAAAATTAGTTTCTGGTAATGAAATCGTTGGCATGACTATTGAATCTACTGAAACTGTGAAGATTATACTTCCAATGAGTTTCCAACTTGTACCAATCGACATAACCCAAACTAAATTGGGATTTTTCCCATACATTCCACTATCTTCTGATATTGCAATAGATATCTATAAATCTGATATTCTACACAGGAGTACACTCAACTCAAGTTTCGTTTCAATTTATGACAAAGCTGCAACTAATTGGGAAGAGTTGCTCACTAATGACTTAGTTCCTATTGTTGGTAAGGAATATGATTTACCTACGACTGAACTCCATTGATATAAGCTATTCCCTGTGGGACAAAATTAGTTTATATTCTAATCTTAAATCTGTCAAGTAACTTTTAAAAAAAGTTTTTTTATCTTGCAATTTCCAATATTTTGGGTATAATAAATGTATGTCAAGCAAACCTAAACCAGAACATTACGTAAACAACAAAGAATTCACTGAGGCTGTATCTGAATATGCAGATGCATATAAAGAGGCCGCTGCCAAAGGTAGTAAAAAACCGATGATGTCTAATTACATCGGTGAGTGTATTTACAAAATTGCAACAAGGTTATCAACGAGACCTAATTTTGTCAACTATACTTACAGAGATGAGATGATATCTGATGCAATCGAAAATTGTATCCAGTATATTGGTAACTTCGACAGTGAAAAATCTAAGAATGCATTTGCCTATATCACTCAGATTTGCTACTATGCATTTCTTCGACGTATTCAACGTGAGAAAAAACAATCGTTCATTAAACAAAAAATGATTGAAGAGAGTAGTGGTCTCCTTAGTTCGTTTGACACAATCGATGGTGAGTATGACCCCAAGTATGTGAATACTAGTGTGGAGTGGATGCAAGAAAATATGAATCCAGTAAACTACGAACCGAAAAAACCGAAAAGAAAAAAGAAAGAAAGTTTATTGGACGATTACTTAGACAATTATGAAGATAGCGATACTTAACGACACGCACTGTGGTGTTCGAAATGACATGATAGAAATGGCCAATTATCAGGCACGTTTCTACAATGATATTTTCTTCCCGTACTTAGATGAACATGATATCAAACACATCATTCATCTAGGTGATTACTTTGATAGACGTAAGTACATCAATTTCAATTCCCTGTTTGCCAACAAAAATCACTTTATTAAACCTATGTTGGAACTTGGTATCAGTATGGACTTGGTGATTGGTAACCATGACACGTATTACAAGTCTACAAATGAGGTGAATTCACCGGAACTTTTATTGTTCGAACATAATACTATTAATATAATATCTGAAGCAGTTGTTAAAGAATATGATGGATTTCCCATAGCTTTGGTTCCCTGGATAAATAACGAAAATTATGCAGATACTATAGATTTCTTATCGTCAGCTGCATCATCTATCTGTATGGGACACTTCGAAATTGAAGGTGCATTGATGATGCCTGGGTTTAACTGTCCTTCAGGTCTCTCTAGAGAGTTTCTGAGACGTTTTGAGACAGTTTTGAGTGGACACTTTCATACCAAGTCACAAATAGGAAACGTCCGTTACCTTGGTTCTCAGATGCAATTTACGTGGTCTGACTATGGAGACGAGAAGTATTTTCACATTTTCGATACAGAAACCCTAGAAATTCTACCAGTTCACAATCCGTTGACCATGTTTGAGAAAGTATTCTATGATGATACAGATAAAACTTTCGAAGAAATTCAACAGATGGATGTCAGTTCATGTGATAATAAATTTGTTAAATTGATTGTTGTGAACAAAGAGAATCCATATCTTTTTGATATGATGTTAGATAAACTATCTAAGGTCAACCCACTACACTTACAAGTTGTAGATGACCATAAACACATGGACACAATGGATGATAGTGAGTTTGAAAATGTAGAAGATACATTGACAATTCTTACCAAGTACATCGAGGGACTTGATATACAAGGTGAAAAAAAACCACTTGAAGATTTGATGCGTTCGTTATATACTGAAGCATTGGATGAACACAGCTACGTATGATTAAATTTCACACTATTCGGTACAAAAACCTTTTATCGACTGGTGACAAGTTTACAGAGATTTATCTAGATAGACACCAGAACACTCTCATTTTGGGTGAGAATGGTGCAGGTAAATCTACGATACTTGACGCCTTATGTTTTTCACTTTATGGTAAAGGGTTTCGTAATCTCAAAAAAGAACTACTAATTAACTCAATCAACGGCAAAGGAATGGTCGTAGAGATTGAGTTTTCCATCGGACTAAAATCATACAAAGTTATTCGGGGCATGAAACCCAATAAGTTTGAGATATACGTTGATGGAGAATTAGTTGCACAAGACGCATCAGTGCGCGATTATCAAGAATATCTTGAAAAAAATATTCTAAAAACTAGCTATAGGTCGTTCACTCAAGTTGCCATTCTAGGTTCTGCAAACTTTGTTCCCTTCATGCAATTGAAAGCCAAAGACCGACGAGAGTTAGTAGAAGACTTACTAGACATTTCTATCTTTAGTACCATGCAAAACATTTTGAGACATCGTGTAACTAATCATATTAATGATGTTAATGAGAATCGTCATGGTATAGAGCTTCTTGAGGAACGAATACATGGTCTACACAATCAACTTAAAGCACTACAGCAGAATCGAGATGAGAAAGTAAAACGTTATAAAAAGACTGTAGATGATACCGACAAATACATCAACGACTTAGAAGAAAAAATGTTGTTCCAGGCTGGTGAACTCACCAAAACTGAAGAGTCGCTTAGTGGCAGGGGTAAGATACTAGAGACATTTGATAAAGCTAAACATTCAATGTCAAATCTTGAGTCTGAACGCGCACGTTCAAAGAGAGATAAACAATTTTTTGTGGATAATGATCATTGTTCTGTATGCAGTCAAGAAATATCAGATGATGTGAAGACAAAACAGATAGATTTATGTGAACATAAGGTTGAGTCTGTATCGAAAAAAATTCATGTGTTGAACACTGAACTCAGTAAACTGGAACAGACTCTGCGAGAAATGTCTAATCGTGAACAACTTCTATCGGAACAGAAGAGACGATTGGATGAATTGATGAATGAAGTTAAAACAAATAAAAAGTATAAAACTAAGATGCTGTCAGAAATAACTGAATTAGAAAAAGACCTAAGACAGAATGACGATGTTCAAGGAAGAATTGATGACGCTGAAGATATTTTAGACCGATTACACAAAAAGAAAGAGTCATTATCCACACACGGACACTATCTCGACATTGCAAAACTCTTATTGAAAGACCAAGGTGTTAAAGAGAAGATAGTTAAGCAGTATGTGCCTGTTATGAATAAACTGATTAACAAGTATCTTGCACAACTAGAATTCTACGTTGGTTTCGAACTCAATGAATTGTTTGAGGAGACAATTAAATCTCGTTTCAGAGACGTGTTTAAGTATGACAATTTCTCACAAGGTGAGAAGATGAGAATTGATTTGTCTTTGTTGTTCACTTGGAGAAGTATTGCTAGAATGAAGAATAGTATGAGTACCAATCTTCTTATCCTCGATGAGGTGTTCGATTCGTCTCTTGATGTATCTGGTACTGAAGACTTCTTGAAACTATTGGGTTCGATTGAAACAGAGACTAACGCATTCATCATCTCCCACAAAGGTGATATGCTATATGACAGATTTGAGAATGTGTTAAAGTTTGAAAAGCACAAGAATTTTTCACGAATTGCAGACTGACATAAATAGTGATATGAAATCTTTCACACAATTAAACAAAGACCTCACTGAATCTTTTTTGATTGAAGGTAACATTGACGTTACTGATATCTATAAAAGAAACAATGTTGATACTATAATCAAAAGGTCTGTGGAAGGTGAACTGATTTATTCATCAAAAGATACAGCTTCTTATAAATTACCTCCGGTAAAAGATAGTAGTGAATGGATTCAGACTATCAAGAAGTACGAAGATACAGGAGTTGCAAAAGGTTCAGCCGAAGGGAAAGAGATTCAAGTTGCATTCAAAAATACCTATGGTAAATCATTTTCCGTAGGTAATGTTGATAAAATCATGAATGGGTTGAGTACTTTATCTGGTAAAAACCCGTCTGGAGAAGACTGGGAATCACTGATTGCAGTTGGTGTTAAAGTACATAATAAGTTACCCATAGATGGTCCTGAGTGGGATAGAGCACAAAAGTATTGGGAAGGTCATGAGAAACAGGCAGTTCGACTCGGTAAAGACTTTGTGGAAAAACTTGGGGTTAATGATTTAAAACAACTGGGTGCATCTGTCCTGCCTATAACGGGGGATTGGTCAAAATGGGGTGCCACTAATAGGACCCCTAAGACTGATTTGATTGACGGCAACAAACACATTTCACTTAAAAAATCAGGTGGTTCTCAGTTGATGTCTGCTGGTAAAGAGGAGGCAATTGCAACGGTTAATGCTGCAATGTCTACCTATAGTGCTTCTACTACTGGTTCTAAAAAAATTAAAGAGATTACTTCTTTATTAGAAGAAAAAATGGTTAAGTTGAGTACCAAACAAACGGTTGATGCTGTTCAGAGTCTTCAAAAGAAAGGTAAGTTGAGTGATTCTGAAGCTGCTTTAATTAAAGAACTGGACGATGCAAACCTCGGTGCAAATGAAATTAATTCACAATTAAATAAGTTGTTTAGTGATGATGTTTTCAAGTCACACTTTTGTTTTGAAGCTGCGACAGGACGTGTGAAATTTGGTACGTCATCACAAGGTGTTGCAAATTCTATCGTAACGTTTCGTGATACAGGTGCCATTACAGATATTCTTCAATTAGATTCTGCTGAGGGTGCAGGTAAAGTACTTGCAAGAGGTAATAGTTTTTATGTGTCTTTCAAATCCTCTAGTGGTAGTGCACCTTATCTTGCTCTGAGGAGTAAAAAGTTGAGTAAGAAAGCTCTTGCAGAAGAAACGTTTCATGATATAATTCAAGAAGAAATGTTACAAGATAATCTCTTGATGGAAGAAATGCAACAACTAGACGAGTTTGCAATGTTTTCTAAGCTATCAAAGATGGCAAGAAATATTGGGAGTGAACTTGCCAACACTGCTAAAAAGGTTTTAGATAAAATTATGTCTCGTGTTCGTAGTGCGTTCAGTTATATCGTTTCATTAGGTAAACGTGCTGCATCTGCTTTATTGAGATTTTTTGGCGTTAGAATAGACAATGTACGAGTGAAAGGTGGGGGTAAGTACCCTCTAAGATAATATGACAGATAAGAATATGTTCAATGCTACCCCAGCATTGTTTTTTGATTTTGAAAACCCACAGATGGACCCCAGTCTTCTAGAAAAAGAACTCACCGAAACTATAGAAAAGATTAATGTCATTGGTTTATCTGCTAATCAGATTGGGCATGATGTTAGGTGTTTGGCTTTAAACTCACAAGACAGAGGTGTTGTTGTGATGTTCAATCCTCAACTCAAAGCTGTATCGAAAGAGATGGTTGTAATGAAAGAAGGTGATGCCATGGTACCAGACTTTTTCGTTTCTTTAAAACGTCCGAAACACATTGTTGTTGAATATCAAGATACTCAGGGTGGAACTCATGAACTCGATTTAACAGGTGTTGCTGCTCGTTGTGTTCTACATGAAATGGATAATCTAAACGGGGTTTTGTTTCTTGCACGTGCTTCTAGACTTAAACTACAGAGAGCTGTTAAAAGTAAATTGAAGAAAGAGAAAAGAAAATATGGATAGGATGTATCCAAACCTAAATGATGATAGACCCATAGAACCCCTTTGGATAAGAAATACATTAACTAAAGATGAATGTGATGAGATTATTAGATTCCATAAATCTCATCCTCACAAATTATCAGTTGGTGATATTGTTTCTTATCATGCTATGAGAATGACTCAAATCGCAAATTTGAGAATAAGAGATTTATTGTGGAAACCAATTTATGATGCAATAGGAACTATTCGCAAAGGAAGTGATGAATTGGTTTTCCCTGAAATGACTTCCATAAACGAATGGCATGTTGGTTCATATCAGGAACCCCATACTGATGTTACTTCTACTCAAGAATTGAGACTAGAAGCTGAGGGATACTTACCTTGGGTTAGGTCTAGACAATGGACTTGTATATTTTATTTGAATGATGACTTTAGAGGTGGTGAAAGTTTCATAGAGTATCCTGGTCCAGATGGTTCAGAAGAAACAGTATATCAGCCCGAAACTGGTTCTGGTGTGATATTCCAAGGTATGTATCATCAACATGGTGTTAAAAAAATTAGACGTAAAGCCAGATACACAATATCATACTGGTTCACAACTGAACTGAATAGAAGCTCCCCACAATTAATAGATTTGGACCCGAATGTTGATGAAGATATACTTAGATTGAAACTAGAGGGAAAACCTTATCCGACTTATGCTCCAATTTCACCGGATGCTATGGCAAAGGATGAGGACAAACAAGTGTTCAACAAACGACCAACTTATGAAAAAAAATTTATTTCTTCTTAAAAATCAATAACTTAAAAACTTGACAAAATGGGTCATCTGCGGTAAAGTATATACATACTTGAGAGGAAATAAAGATGACCCAAACAACAATTAGAGATTCTAAAGACACTCTTGCCAAACTGATGGCATCTGAAAATATCACAGTTGTGCATAGAAAAGTACCAACTGCATATTTTGATTTAGAAAATCGTGTTTTATGCTGTCCTATCCTAAAAGATGATATATCTCCAGAGTTGTATGACTTGTTTATGGGTCATGAAGTTGGCCATGCACTCAACACTCCATACGAAGGTTTACATTCCACCGTTACAGAAAATGCTTCTCTTAAAGGTTATCTAAACGTTATTGAAGATGTACGTATCGAACGTGATATTAAGAATCGATATCAGGGTTTGAAGCGTTCGTTTCATACTGCTTACAATGAACTCATGGAAATAAATTTCTTTGGTGTTGATGGTAAAAACCTTGATAAAATTTCACTTATTGATAAAATCAATTTGATTACCAAGTGCGGTTCACGTGTTCTTATTTCAATGTCTAATGAAGAACAAAAGTTCTTGGACATGGCTGAAAGCTGTGAGACATGGGAAGATGTTGTTGAGTGTGCAACTGCAATCTTTGAATACTCAAAGGAAAAGGAAACACGTACTGATGAAGATGAGATTGTGTCTTATGAAAAGACACTAGAACAAATTGATGATTCTGGTGATGAAATTGAAACAGATGAATTCAATGAAGAGTATGGTGATACCTCAGAAGACGGTGATGAAACTGAGGAAGAAATGGAGACTCAGGAAATTGGTGACGAGACTGATGACGATGAAGAAGAAGTTGCTTCTGAAGAAGGTGCCCGAGAATCTGTAACTGACCACTTCTCTCACAAAAACGAAACTTCCTTTATCGATGAAGAAGCGAATATGCGTACTGAAATCGATTTGCTACCAATCTTCGAGAAGAATGGCCACTACAAAAATAAAATTATCACTTTCAAAAAAGTTCTTGAGGATTGGAGAAATGATAGAAATGTAGAGTATGAAAAACATGACGATTTAATCAAAAAGTCTATCAAGATTCTTTCTAATAAGAACAAGAAGATTGTTAATCATATGGTTCGTGAGTTTGAGATGCAACAGACTGCACATCGATTCAGTAAAGCGATTACTTCGAAGACTGGTAAACTGGATACGAATCGATTAGCAAAATATAAAATTGTCGATGATATCTTTAAAAGAACAACCATACTACCTGATGGTAAAAATCATGGGGTTGTAGTTTTGTTAGACTGGTCATCTTCGATTGTGTCCTCTGTACCTGATATGATTGAACAGGCTTTGATTCTGGTTGACTTCTGTAGAAAAACAAACATTCCATATCGTATCTTTTTATTCTCAGACTATATGGATGAATGGTGTGTTGGTAGAGGTTCTCTTCTGGAAATTTTCAGTAATGAAATGTCTAACAGAGACCACAACGAAATGATGTACAATGTTGCCTGTTTGTGGTATTCTTACTTTACACGTAACTTAACTGCTGGACGTTTTACTAAAGGTTTAGAAGAGTATAACAAGACATTTGAAACTGACCATTCGCTTACGGATGGGTATATTTACTTCAATTTCCATCTTTTCCCAAAGCAATATAATTTAGGTGGTACTCCTTTAGATGACAACTTGATTGTTTTAAGAACGTACCTACCAAACTTCCGAAAGATGTATGCACTTGAAAAGTGCGTGTTAACTATACTGACCGATGGATACTCTCATAGTTGTGATGATTTGGATATCAGTAATGAAGAGAGGGCCGAAGTAGAAAATCAAATGGCCGAGACTGATGCCCCATCCAATCGATGGAATAGATACCGCGGGGTTGAACGTTATATGAGAGACCCATACTCACGTAAAGTATACCGACTTGGTGATATGTCATATCGGTATGCTGGAAGTTTCCAGGTGACTCAAAATCTTCTGCATTGGATTTCTGCTGAGACTGGGTTTACCGTAACTGGTTACTTTTGTGTTAAAAATAGAAGAGAATTTCAAACACTTATATTTCATGCTAATCTTGAAATTGGGGAGAATGATTGGAAAGAGGTTTCTAAAACTGGTAAAGTTTATGACACTCGTGGGTATAACAAATTGTTTGTCTGTAAGACTTCATCATTGGGAACTCAAGGTGATGACTACCTTGATGAAGAATTAAAAGAGGCGACAGTGCGTAAAATTGGTAGTGCGTTTTTGAAGAACCAAAAGAGTAAGATTTCTTCTAGGTTTCTCGCGAACGAATTTATCAAAGAAATTGCTTGACATAAATTTAAAAGGAAATTAAAATGAACGATAAATTTGCTGATGCTTTGATTGCTGTTGGACCGACTCCATGTGAGAAGTATAATTGTAGTAATATTTCCATGTGTGCGAATGATGTTACTGATTGTAAATCTTTCCGATACTGGGTCAACAATGGGTCATTCACTAAAGTCAAAAAGACAATTGGTGAAATGGTTTATGATGGCATTGAATACACGTTTGAATGTTTCACAACGAAAACAATTGAGAGTGATGTGAAACGATTGATTAGGGAAATTAAAGATGAAAGTTGAACTCTTTTCACAAAAAGAACAACCAAATAGTGTTGTGTCTTTATCTTTTGAATCGAATTGTTTTCTTTTTGAAAACTTCTTAAACGATGGTGAATTGAATGAGGTGGTAAAAACATTTAACGATTACCACAAATATATAATCAATGTTTCTCGGATGACTACTAGAAATGACCAAAGGGAAGAGGAGATTATGTTTTTATCTGAAGTACAAGATAGATACAATATTTTTGATTGGGACCAGTTCTCTTTTGTGCCAAAGATTAGGAATTTGATATTAGACCAGTTCAAAGACTTTTGTTTGAATGGAGACTTGTATTGTAAATCATATTTTGAAGGTGACAATGCTCTAACATTTAAGGAAGAGTATGAACCATTAACACCTGAAACATTCTTTGATGGATATTTACAATTTGACGGTGGGCCTGTTGATTTGTATTTATCTAATCCATTCACACCAAAAGACAATAGAATAATTAGAATGAATCCTGGCACAATTGTTTTTTGGCCGTCTTATGTCTATTCCAAAATTACTATTCCAAAGAATAGTAAACGATTTGGTATTGTCATTGATTCTAAAGTTTCAACAGAAAATATTGAAAATTATTTTCAGTTGGGGGCTTGACAAATTAGATATTTTCTGAGATCATTATATAAGTTGAGTGAGAAAAAAAGGACTTTAATATGAGTGATGTACAAGTATTCCGTATGACTAAAGGACGTATGGGAGTTATTGAAACACTGACCCGAGACTTTCCTGGTCAAACACGATTTACCCGCAAAGAACTCAAACAATCTTTGGGCTCTGTCCCATATTGGATGAGTAATACTAAAAGGTATTCTTTCAAAGAAAAAGAAAAGGGCAAGGTTATTTTCAACTTGTCTACCATTCTACCAGAACCAACAACTAATGTTGCAACTAATGTTGTTCCATTCAAACCCGTTGAGGAGACAATGCAATCTGTACCTGAAGTAATGCCAAACTATGTTCCTTTCGGACATTACAATGATTTAAAAATGATTGTCCAGTCTGATATGTTCTTCCCCGTTTTCATTACTGGTCTTTCGGGTAATGGTAAAACGTTGATGGTCGAACAGATTTGTGCAAAACTCAAGCGTGAGATGATACGTGTAAATATCACAATTGAGACTGATGAAGATGACCTGATTGGTGGTCATACTTTAATTGATGGTAATATGTCGTTCCGTGAAGGTCCGGTATTACGTGCAATGCGTACTGGTTCTGTTTTGCTTCTTGATGAGGTGGATTTGGGTTCAAACAAACTCATGTGTTTACAGTCTATCCTTGAAGGTAAAGGTTATTTTATTAAAAAGACTGGTGAGTTTGTTGAACCCAAGGATGGATTCACAATCATTGCGACTGCTAACACTAAGGGTCAAGGTTCTGATGATGGTAGGTTCATTGGTACTCAAATCATGAACGAAGCAATGTTAGAACGTTTTGCAATTTCACTTGAACAGATGTATCCCAATGTCACCGCCGAGAAAAAAATTCTCACCAAAGAAATGCAGTTAACTGGTGATGCTGATGTTGAGTTTATTGAAAAACTTGTACAATGGGCGGATGTTATTCGAAAGACATACAATGATGGTGGTATTGATGATGTTATCACCACTCGACGATTGGTTCATATTGTGAAAGCCTTTCGAATGTTTGGTGACCGCATGAAATCGATTACAATGTGTGTGACACGTTTTGATGAAGAAACAAAAAATTCTATCTTGGATTTGTATTCTAAGATTGACAGTGATGTAAACTTCGGGTACAATAATGAGATTGAAACTGATAATGAGGTGAGTGCATGAAAATAAGCAATTCAACAAAATCAATCCTTAAAAACTTTTCTACCATCAACTCTGGTATTAAAGTTGAAGAAGGTAATCGTTTGAAAACTATTTCAAACATGAAAAACATTCTTGCGGTGGCTGATGTCTCTGAGGATTTTCCAGTGACTTTCAGTATCTATAATCTGTCTGAGTTTCTAGGTGCAACATCCTTAATGGAAACACCAGATTTTAACTTTGGTGATAGTTCTGTAGTTATCTCCGATACGAGTGCTTCGATGAAGTATCACTATGCAAGTGAAGGTATGGTAGTAACACCAGAAAAGATGATTACAATGCCTGATTGTGAGGTCACGTTTACACTTGAAGAAGACACGTTAGTAGAGATGCAGAAAGCTTCCAGTGTTTTGGGTGTAACTGATTTGGTATTAGAGAAGTCTAGTGATGATGTTTACTTAGTTGTACGAGATAAGAAGAACCCAACATCTAATTCTTTCAGTAGAAAAGTTATCACAGAAAATTTGAAAGATTCATCGGATTTCTCTTTCAATTTCAAAATTGAGAATTTGAAGATTCTACCTGCCACGTACACAGTGAGTGTTGCTTCTGTTGGTATCTCTCACTTTGAATCGTCTGAACATAGTGTACAGTATTTTATTGCACTTGAACCGGACTCCAAGTTTGGTTGATATTGCCCTAGTCCGTCAATATCAGGGAATGGACCGTTTCTCACTCTCTCTAAAATTAGGTTGGTCCATGTACGCAAAGATGGTGGGGTCTTTGCTTTTTGCGGGTATAGTTTAGTGGTAAAATAAAACCTTGCCAAGGTTTAGTCCTGAGTTCGACTCTCGGTACCCGCTCCATTTTCGGAGTTAGAATATATTATGGAAGAGTTTTTACTTGTTGAAAAGTATCGTCCAAAGACAATCGAAGACACAATTTTACCGGACGATATTAAAAATACATTTCACCAATTCGTAAAGAATGGTGAGATTCCAAATCTTATGCTCTGTGGTTCTGCTGGTATCGGTAAGACTACAGTTGCAAAAGCACTATGTCATGAACTTGATGCTGATTACATTGTGATTAACGGTTCCGATGAGGGTAGATTGATTGATACCCTACGAACCAAAATTAAAAACTTCGCATCAACCATGTCTCTTACCGGAGACACTAAAGTCGTTATTTTAGATGAAGCTGATTACATATCAGCTGACTCTGTACAACCTGCTCTTCGAAACTTTATTGAAGAGTTTAGTTCCAACTGTAGGTTTATTTTCACTTGTAACTATAAGAATCGAATCATACCGCCATTGCACTCTAGGTGCACTGTAATCGATTTTTCCATTCCCCCCAAGGATAAACCTAAGATTGCAGGAAAACTCCTTAAACGCATCACAGAGATTTGTGATAAGGAATCTATCTCATATGATGAGAGAGTTCTTGCTGAATTGGTAATGAAGTTCTTCCCCGATATGCGTCGTTGTCTTAATGAAGTACAACGGTACGGTGTATCTGGGAGTATCGACTCTGGACTTTTATCCACCCTTTCTGAAGAAAAATTGACTCCACTTATTGATATGTTGGAATCTAGAAACTGGACTCAAATGAGGAAATGGGTTGGACAAAACTCCGACAATGATTTCAATACACTTTTTCGCAAAGTGTTTGATTCTCTCGAAGAAAGACTCGAACCTTCTTCACTACCTGCTGCGGTGATTGTTATTGCAGATTATCAATACAAATCTGCTTTTGCGATGGATGCCGAAGTAAACTTTGTTGCATGTTTGACCGAATTGATGAAAGAGTGCAAGTTTAAGAAATGAAAAAGAATCCTTTTGATTACGTTAAGTCGGTATCTTATGATAAAGAAGACATCATGTTGGATGAACAGGATGAAAACTCCTATTCGCCATACTTGACCAATCGTGCTTTGTCATATCATGAGGATTCCATTTACTTCACAAACGAGATGAATACAAGGTTTGACACAGAAAATCGCCTTCAGTATCTATTTTTTCTAAATATCCTTAGAAAACGAAAGAGGTTCTCAAATTGGGAGAAGCCTCAAGAGAATGAACAGGTGGATATAGTATCTAAATATTACAATGTCTCCACCAGTAAATCTAAGGAGTACTTCAGTTTACTGACTGCTAATCAGATTGAGGTATTGAGAGAAAGAATGGAGATAGGTGGTAGTAATGTACGAAGACCAAACATCACTGGTGGAGAAACTAGTTGAAGTTACTTTTGAAGAACAATCTGATTTTCTAAAGATTAGAGAGACACTAAGTAGAATTGGTGTTGCCTCAAGAAAAGATAAAGAGTTGTTTCAATCTTGTCATATTTTACATAAAAAAGGTAAGTATTACATAGTTCATTTTAAAGAACTGTTTCAACTGGATGGTAAACCAACTAATATTGATGAAAACGATATCGGAAGGCGAAATAGTATTGTAGATTTACTCAGGCAGTGGAACTTGATTAATATAGTAGATGAATCTAAGATAGAGGAACTAAAGGTTCCGTTATCACAGATAAAAATCCTTTCTTTCAAAGAAAAGGATGAATGGAAACTAACTACAAAATATAATATAGGAAATAATTGACATGGAAAATTTGATTGTACTTGTTGCACTTCTTCTTTTTGGTGGGTTGGTTGCGTATATTGTTTGGCCAAAAAAACCACCAGTTGTTGAAGAACCTTCACCGGCTGAGAAAAAAACATTATCAAAGAAAACGAAAGCTAAACCAAAAGTTGATTTGACAACTTTGAAAAAAGCAGAACTCAAGGACCTTTGTGCAAAGCAGGGGATTGATGTAAAAGCTAATGACACTAAAGCTGTGTTAATCCAAAAACTGGAATCATAATAATAA